ATTTGATACTGCTAGAGAAACATTTAATCCAATAGATGCAAATTTACGTTGGGATTCATCAAATGCAGAAGCAACAGAAAATTATAGAGATTTAGATATTTTAAGTAATGGTTTTAAAATACGTTCTGATAATGGAACTTTGAATCATCCATCTGGTGATAAATATATCTATATGTGTTGGGCAGACGTGCCAGCGAAATATAACAATGCTTTTTAAGGAGGCGAAATAATATGTGGGCTTATATAAAGGATAACAAGATACAGGAAATAATTAGGTTTCCTAAAAGTATGGTAATTGACAATGTGCGACATCCACGAGCTATATTTACAGCGTGGAGTTGGACAGAGTTAAACAATATAGGTATCTATACAGTAGAACCGGGAACACAAGGAGATGACAGGTTTGAATATACTTCACAGCCTACGTATGCATTTGACAGTGCTAATAAAAAGGTTACTACTACTTATACTAAAACTGATAAAACACTTGCAGACAGCAACGCTGTAGACGAGGATGGCGACCCTGTATTGGACGATCATGATAATCAAGTTGTAAACCTCGGCCTGAAGTCCATAGCTAAAAACAGGTGCAAAACACAAGCAAATAATTTAATAAAAAGATTTAATTGGTTAGTAGAAAGATATACATATGATAACAGTAAAACAATTCCTAGTGCAGTATCCACATACGTTACAAATGTTAGAAATAGTTGCACTACTATTTGCAATGCCATTGACAATAGTGCTGATATGGCTGCTTTCAAGGCATTACATAACGATACATATGACAGTGACGGGAATATTACAGCAGTTGCTACGGTTAACAACTGGCCTGATGACTATGATATTAAAACTTATGAAAGGTAAATGATTATGGCAGTAAAACCAAAAAACAAAAAACTGGCAGCTCTAGCTCCACCAAGAAACAAAGTTACAAAAAAAGATGTATTGGTTGGTAGAGGAGTTATAGAAGCAAAACGTGGTAGAAAGATAAAGAAGAAAAAGACAACCAAAAAGAAGAAGGGGCCTACACCAACAAATCCATCGCTGTATGCAAGAGTAAAAGCAGAAGCTAAACGTAAATTCAAGGTCTACCCAAGTGCTTATGCAAATGCGTGGTTAGTCCGTACATACAAGAAACGTGGTGGTGGTTACAAATGAGCCTAAAAGAATGGTTTGGTAAAGGGCCGAAGGGAGACTGGGTAGACATCGGTGCTCCTAAGAAGAAAGGCAAGTACCAACCTTGTGGACGTAAATCAGCTAGTAAAAGCAAGAGAGGCTACCCTAAGTGTGTACCAAGAGCAAAGGCTAGGTCGATGAGCAAGTCACAGATAAAGAGTGCTGTACAGAGAAAAAGAGCAAGGGCACAAGGTGTAGGCGGTAAGCCTACCAACGTGAAGACAATAGTAAGTAAGAAGAAGACAACAAGAAAAACAAGAAGAAAAACTAGGAGAAGTTAATGGAATTAGACCCTACTATGATATGGAATCTCGTGCTCACGTTGATCGTAGCACCGTTTGCTTGGGCATTCTCAAAGATGTTCCAAGAGGTAAAACGACTGCAGATTCTACTCAATCAGACCAGAGAGGATTATGCGAAGAGAAGTGATGTACAGCAAGAAGTAAAAGAGATTATTACACATCTGCAGAGATTGGAGGATAAGATAGATAGGTTTATAGAGAGGAATAGGAGTTAAAAATGGCTAGATTATCAGAATTACAAATGGGCTTAGGTGGTGCGATAGCTAAGATTAAGAAAGGTAAAAAAAGGTTGCAAGAAGGTGGTGGCACTGCAGAAGATTTACCTACCACAACCGGAGGAGCAGGCACATCTAATGTACAGCAAACGGGTGAAGTGACAGGGTTTCCTAGCACTGCTGTAACAGAAACTACTGAAAAGGCTGTTACTGACAAACCTGTTGCTAGACCAATTAGTGGTGTATTACCAAGTCAAAAAGTAGGTTTGACTGAAGGAGAAACAATAAGTCCAGTTACCACCACTGTAAACACAGAAGAGTTGGTTAACTTTGGTCAGGGTGATATGACTCAGCTACCAAGCACTCCTACAGTTACGGCTCAAGGTGCTATAGCTCCTGATGTACCAAGTCCTACTATAACTGCAGCTAATACATACTCTGCGTATACACAACAAAACACTCCTCAAGCTGCCGCTGCTCAAGGGTCTATTTCTCCTTCTTCATTAGTAGGAGACCCTACTGAGTTTGCAAAGACAGCTGCAGTAGAAGGCACAGTTTCTAGTGAATCTATAGCAAATAAAGTAACAGGAGAACTCTCTAACCTAGGTACTGTAAAAGGACAGATTGAATCTTTATATGCAGCAATGGATAGTGGTGAATCATTACCCGCATGGGCTGCTCCTGCTGTACGTAAAGTAAATGCTATTATGCAACAAAGAGGTTTAGGTGCATCATCAATGGCCGCTGCTGCTATAACTCAAGCATTATATGAATCTGCGTTACCTATTGCTGCACAGGATGCAAAAACATATGCAAGTTTAGATTTACAAAATTTAAGTAATGAACAGCAATCAACTTTACAAAATGCCATGACATATGCAGCGATGGACAAAGCAAATATGAGTGCAAGATTACAGGCTGCTGTAGATAATGCTAAATCTTTTCTTACTGTAGATTTAAAAAATTTAGATAATACACAACGTGTAAACGAAATAAATCAACAAACAAATGTACAAAAAATGTTATCAGATGTTGCACAAGAAAATGCTTCTAGACAGTTTAATGCAAAAACACAAAATGAAGTAGACGAGTTTTTTGCAGAATTAGGAACTCAAATAAGTAACGCAAATGCAAATAGACAAGCGTCTATACAGCAAGTAAATACAGATCAAGCAAATGCTATGCAAAGATTTACAGCACAGATGCAAGACAGTAGAGATAAATTTAACGCTAACATGGCACAGGCAATAGCACAATCAAATGCACAGTGGAGAAGAGAAGTAAATACAAGAGATACTGCAGCTATAAATGAAGCTAATAGAGTAAATGCACAGGCTTTATTAGGTTTGACTGCACAGGCACAGGCTAATTTATGGCAGAGGTACAGAGATGAGGCTACTTGGGTTATGAGTTCTACAGAGAGTGCCCTACAAAGAGCACATCAATCTGCTATGATAGCACAAGAAGCAAAAGCAAATTCTGATTTTTATGACAAACAGTTTAAAGATTCTATGGCTGTATCTGCAGGGACAGCTGTATACAACCTACTTAGTGATTATCGTTTGAAAGAAAACATTATCTGGATTGGTGTATCTCCTTCCGGATTAAATGTATACGAATGGAATTACATTTGGGACAGCAACCATCGTTATAGAGGTGTGATGGCTCAAGAGCTATTATTTACAAAACCGATGGCTGTTCTTCGTAATAAACTGACAGGGTATTTAAGTGTGTTATATAATTTAATTGATGTAAAAATGGAAAGGGTATTATGAGTTTAAGAAGTAGTTTAGGAAATGTTCTTAGAGAAAATGGACAGATTTACGGTACTGATTTAAAAAAACTTAGAGAGTATAGTGCTGGTAACTTTGAAGGGATGTACAGCGAGCCTGATCCTGAAATGGATATGTTGTTAGGTGATGTACAAATGGAAGCTATTGAAAATGAAGGTTTTATGAGTGATGAACTCCCTAAGTTTGTTTTTGGAGGAATTGTTAAAAAAGCAAAAGATTTTTTCTTTGCTCCATCTACTCCAGCACCTAAATATCAAGGCCCTTTTGCTCCTTCGTTTTACAAACCTAAAGGCGGTGGCGTATTAACAAGAGCTTGGAATAGTTTTAAAAACAGTTCTTTTGGTAGTGGTATAGCAAACAAGTACAATGCATTAAAGACAAAAGGAGGGACTAGTACCTTTCTTGGTGGATTGTTAAATACAGTTAGAGGCATTTTTCCTAAAGGTAAATTAGGTATAGGAACAGGTGCTGACCCCAAGGATATGAAAGCTGCAAACCCAATGGAATTTAAACGGTTTAAAGCTAGTAAACAAGCAGCAGCAGGAGCACAGTTTAGAAAAGGTCAGGTAGATAACATGAGAGGTAAATATATGACTCAAGCACTTTCACATGCTATAAGTCCTATTACAAACCCTAAGGCTGCCCAGCTAGTAGCAAATTTTAATTTAACAGCTTTAAGCAGTCCTGCCTTCAAAGGGACTTCTATAGGCATAACTAAAAGACCTTCTAGTGCGTTAACAGCACCTGCCACACAAAAAGTAAACATAGATGCTGCTAGACCAATGGAGCAAATAAAAATAACGTAGGATAATAATTATGAGATATGAACCAAAAAATGAAGAACAGCTTTTTAATCCTGAGGCGTATGGTACGAAAGGCTCTGTAAAAGATTTAGACCCTTTCTCAACTCCTATACCCGGTCAGTCTCTTACCATGAGGCCCGGATCACAGGCGTTTGAAAAACCTTGGGTGTATACAGACCCAGATGAGTGTTTAGTATTTTTGGTCGGAAGGTTAGAAGAAGACAGAAAATTAAAAGAAGAGCATCTATCTTTACTTGCTTCTGGTGTGCCAGTAGAATATATAGTAAATACTGCTGCCTTTGCTGGTTTCACAGAGGGTTTATGGTCTCCTGATGTAGCAGAGTTAATAAAACCCGGACTTGCTATGTATTACATATTAGTTGCCATGGATGAAGACGTGCCTTTTGTACTGTTCAATCCAGAAGGAGAACAAGAAGGAAAACTAAGTGACGATGATATATTAAATAGTATGAAGGATTTACACCCTGAGGCTTATGGAATAATTACAGAAAGAATGGATGCTGCACAGAGACCAGCACCAGAACCTGAAGGATTTTTAGACATGCCTGTTGAGGATGTAGAAGAAATACAAGAAGAAGAAGTTTTAATGGATGAAAAGGAGGGTATGATATAATGGTGTCATTTTTAACAGGGTTTGCAAAAGGTGTATTTGATGGGATTAATGAAGATGCTGCTGCACAGAGACAGTTTGAATATGATAGTAAAATAGCAGAGGCTAAAGAAAAAGCAAAGAATGCACCAAATGTTGTTGAGTTTTATAATGATGGTATAAATTCTTATACATACAATACAGCAGATGCCGGCACTGAAGATAAAGATTATTACAACAATGTTAGTTTAGGGAATCTTGTAGATGAAAGCTCTAAACCAAGAGCAGAGTTCGGTGGTAAAAGTATAATACAGCATTTAAATGAAAGACAAGATTATAATGCTTTACAAAATATAGCCACAGTGGCACAGCCTCATATGTCTGCTTTGTTAAAAGTACGTGAAAGAAAAGATGGAACTAATTATATAACACCTTTAACAGTATTAAATAACCGTAATGATTTTTGGACAGGAATAGTAAAACCATCCGCTGAATCTTCTGGAGGGAGTGCTCTAGTTAGAAACTACAAAAAAACATTAGATTATTTAAAAGATAATAATACATTTTTTGGAACGATAGATAAAGCAGATTTAAATGGTAACTTAACAAGAGAAGTTGCTCATGCAATTACTACAGACAGTGAAATATTTGCTAAAGATGATAAAGGTGCTTTAATAAAACGTAAAATGCAAGTGGGGGACATTGTTAAATTTTTAGATAGAAGAGCAAGACAAGACGGTCTTACCGGATTAAATCAAGAGGATTTAAGAAATAAAGTTTTAAGTAAATACGTACAGGATACAGCAACAGGTTTGCCCGTGATGGAAAGAATATCTGCTGAAATGTCTTTACAGAATTTGTTTGAAGACGGTTACAAAGAAGGTTTAGAAGATACTTATTTAAGAGGGGCAGAAACTATACTTGATACTTTACCACAAAAAGTTCGAGACAATCCTAATTTAGTATTAGACATATTTGCAAATGCTTTTTCAGGTGAAAATCTTTTATCAGAGTTGGTTTCTGGTGATCCTAGTAATAAATTTGATTCATTTGCAAAACTTATAGGCTTTAAAGATGGTAGTGCCGAGGCATTACAACAAAAACTTGCGAATATAGATAAGCCTTTAAAAAGGGTTACGGATATAAAAACTATGTTTGCTCCGGGTGCTCCTTTAGAAGATCAAGAGATAGGCGGAACTGCTACGACAATTAAATTTATAGACGGTGTAGTAAATCAGGTAAATTTAGCAGCTAGAGCTTTGGGAGCAGACGAAGAAGAAAAAAGAAGTGGTGTGTTAAATACAATACAAGGTCTTTTTGATAGTGATAATGACGAACAAGTAGAAGAGGCTAAAAAATTAGACAAGACACAAAATGTTCTTTTTCAGAAATTGCAGTCTACTTCAGATGCTCTTAGAAATGCTACACCCGATGCGGCAAACTATGAAGAATTAAAAAAAGCACAGGCCATAGCGGTTGTGCAGTATCAAAGTTTCTTACTAGCATTTGAAATGGCAGCTGCTGTGCAGGGTGGTGGAGATAGTAGAACTATATCTAACAAAGACGTTGAACTTATGTTAACAGCGTTGACCATATCTGCTTTTACCAGCACTA